CCGAGTCAAAGAGCACGCCCTCGCTGTCAACGACCGGGGTGTCCGTGCTTGCCCGGACAAGAGGCAAGGTCAAGGGCGCGTCGGACGGCTCGAACCGCTCAGGCACCACCGTGGCGTCGGTGTAGTACAGGTTGCACGACACACCCGACGTGACCGGGTCAACGTAGAGCCGGTCCACGACCTGAGCGCTGCCGTCCGAGGTCCGCAGGTCCAGGTACAGGCTCACCACGGCGTTCGGGACCGGCTGCGGTGCGCAACGCCACACGCCGCTCGCGGGTGGTACCAGGTTGTCCGCCCGGTTGCGCCGGAGCAGGTAGTCAACCTGGGAGCCGAGCAGGTCGGTTGACCCGGCAATCGGCACCGTGTGCTCGGCGTCCTGCTGCGGCAGCCACGGCAGGTCGGTCAAGCTGGAGGCGCGGTAGGACACCAGCGCGTCCTTGACCCCGAGTGAGTAGGCAACCGGCTGGTTGTCCGAGCCGCGCGGGTACGCCGACGACGGCAGCCGGGTCATGACGATCCGGAACCGGCTCGCCGTGACCGGCTGGACGTCGACCTCCTGCGCCATCCAGTGCCCGGCACCGAAGTGCTGCGGGTGCAGCTTCACGTCGTCGGCCACACCGGCCGGGATCACCGCCGGGACCGAGTCCAGGATGCTGATCTGGACCGGGCCGCCCAGGCGCGCGTTCTGCAGCGGCCGCCACAGCCCGTCGGCGTCGCGGTACTGCACCCAGGCCCGCTGCGGGAACCGCGCGAGAGAGAACGAGACGCGGTTGACCGGCCGGGCCGTGGCCAGCGAGAACTCGAACACCTCCCGCACCGGGTCACCGTTGTCGCGGGGGGCACTTGACCAGAACCGCTCCATGTTGCCCGACGCCTGCCGCTGAGTTGACAGGCGCAACGCGTCCTTGAGCGAGTCAAGCGGCATGCCGTCCACGGTCAACGGCGCCAGGGCCGGAATACCGAAGTCTCCGGACGCCGACCCGGTGCCGGTCACGGGCTGGGCAACCCGGCCCTTCCACGCCGACCCGATCGCCTTGCCCGGCACGTCCAGGCCGTTGAGTGCCGTCTGGATCGCGACCATGTAGGCGTAGAAGACCGAGGTGCGCGCGCCGCTGTCCCGGCCGGGCCGGGTGAAGTCCTCGAAGAAGGACTGCCGCAGGCCCAGCGACAGCTCCATCTGCACGCCCATGAGCCGGGTGCCCTTGTTGCAGATGTTCGCCGGGTCGCCGCCGTTCAGCTCCTCGCTGGCAGGCGACACCGTGAATCCTGCCTGCTCCAGAGCCTCCTTGATCCGCTCAGCCGTCTCTGTGTCCAGGCCGCCGACGTAAGTGATCGGCTCGGCCCCGGCCGCGCCGTGCCAGGAGATGACGTAGTCGGCGGCCGCGACCAGGTCCAGGGCCTGCGGCTCGTCGAAGTTCGTCGAGGTGATGTGTAGGTCGCTGTTTCCCGACGTCAGCATGCCGTCGAAGGAGTAGAACCGGCTGGCTGACCCGGCCAGGTAGTCCGCGACCTCCGTGGTGCCCGGCTCGATGCCGCCACCGTGGATGGCGATGTGCGCCAGCCGGGAGCCCGGAGGCGTACGGACCAGGATCCGGTAGTCCACACCGATCTGCCGCGCGGCGGCCAGCGCGGCGTAGTTGGCGTACAGGTCGGCCATGTCGGTGTGGCTCCCTCCGGCGTCTCCTTGCACCCCTTGGTGACGCCGGAGGGTTGAAGAACAGCAGGCCTACGCGGGAGGTACGGCTTCCTGCTCACGTGCCGCACGCCGTGCCATCGCCGCTTCGTGGCGCTCTCGGTCGATGAACTCCAGGCACAGCTCGCACACCACGCGCAGGTTCGCCCGTGCGCACGACTTCGTGCTGTTGTCGATGCGCGTGATTCGCATCTGCTCGATCACAAGGGAGCGCCGACACTCGGCGCAGCGCCCCTCCTGAAGGTGATAGACCTGCGACTTCGCCTTTCTCCGCTGTTTAGCGGAGCCGTTGAACTTCTTCACCGCGCCAGTCTGTCAGTCAGTGGTAAGGACCGTCCGCCGGTCGCCGGAGTACGGATTGGCGATCAGCACGCCGTCGCCTCCGGCGCGGGCGGCATGGCTCAGCAGCGGGTCGAGCGCGCCGAGCGAGGCCCGGTAGACGGTCGAGGTGCCGTCGCGCCAGACAACCGTCTGGTCAATCGAGCCGAGGTCGGCGTCCGGGACGGTTCCGGGCGTAGTGAAGTCGGCCGTGTCATCCGGGGCGACTGCGTAGGAGCGGCAGGTGGGGACCTGCTGTCCGTAGGACCACTGGTCTCCGAGCCGGGCGGTCAGTGGCGGGCGCGGCAGCACGCGGGGAGAACTCGGGTCCACGCCGTCCTGCTGTTGGATCGCCGACAGCGGGTAGGGGTTCGTGCTGGTCGGCACCTGGCTCGGGGTGACCTGAGGGACGATCTCCCAGTTCTCGCTGTCCGCGCGCACACCGGCGATTCCGCGTGCCACGAGGGCCGAGGTGCCCTGCGTGTCCACCGTGAGAAGCAGGTGAGCGGGCTTGAGCCGCTCAAGGACGCGCACCAGCGCCGACTCGTCGCTGGCCTGCTGCGCCCGGCCCTCCGGAGTGGTCGGGTAGTCGCGGTTGACCCGGACCAGGACCTCGCTGCGGGTCAGGGAGCCGGAGCGGCCGTAGAACGGTGTGCCCTCCAGCGCACCCCAGATCTCGCCCTCGTAGTCCCCCCAGGTGCCGCCCTCCATCCACTCCCAGGTGTGTGCGGTCTCGTCGGTGTCTCCGGCGGCGTCGATCAGGGCCCAGGACTCGTAGACGTCGGCCTCGACGCCGGTGATGGCCTCGGCGGCCGCCTTGAGGCCCGGCACGGTGCCGCCCATGGCAATTGCCTTGGCCAGCGCGGTCATCCGGTCCCGGAAGGAGGCATCGGCGGCCTCGATCGAGTCCCACTCGGCGGCCGTGGCGGCCGACGTCTCCATGGGGTTGATCGGCAGGACCTCGGCGTCGTTCCGGGTGGCGTTGAAGATCGCCCCGTAGAACCGGTCGAGATCGAAAAACCTTGCCCCGGAGGCGGACAGGCTCTGCATCTGGGCCACCAGCAGCCGCTTGCGGAGCTGGCCGACGCCCGAGTCCCCGAGGAGAGCCTGCATCAGACGGACCAGGTGCGAGGTGGGCCGGAGGTCGTAGACCTCCTCGGGGAAGTGCCGCAGCTGCTCGGCGACGGCCGTGTCGGCCACGAGCATGCCCGTGCCGCTGGCCAGCGCGGTGGACTGCGGCACGGTGACGTCGGCCTGCAACGGGATCAGGCCGCCGGAGATGACGGCCGTTCCGAAGGTTCCGTCGCCTTGGTGGAGCTGGTCGTCTGCCATCACAGCACCCCGAAGGAGTTGCGGGCGAGGGTCTTGAAGACCACGCCTCCGAGCACGGGCAGTTCGTCGTCGCGGAAGTAGATGTCCTTGGCCCGGCCGGTTGCCGGGTCGACGTGGGAGAACAGCGCGGCGGAGTTCGGAGCCGCGTTCGGAGCGATCTGCTGGACGCCCACGATCGACGCGTTCGGGTTGGCCGAGGTGTAGCCGGTCACGTCCGCGCCGTTGAGCAGGCGGCAGTTGTCCACGCCGGGTACCTGGTGGATGACTGTGAGGACGTCGCTGATCTGGACGTTGGAGTTGAAGTCCATCCGGTTCAGGTAGTCACTCAAGGCGGACCGGATGGCGTCCTGGACCGAGTCAACCGACCCAGTCGACGACGCCGTGTACATCACGCCCAGCGCGAACCGCAGCCAGCGCTGTTTTGCCTGGTGAACCTGGGCGTCGATCCCTGTCAACCGCCACCGGTTGACCGCGTCCTGCACCGAGGCGGGTACCTCGTTGTAGGTGTAGTCGCCGTTACCGCCGACGGAGACCGGCGAGTTGTCGGCGGGCAGGTAGGTGCGGTGCCACTCCAGGCCGAAGCGCGAGGTCGGCGTCCAGCCGTCCACCGTGTCCTCATGGACAACCGTGTACGCGTACGTCACGCCGTTGGCCACCGTACCCAGCGGGTGTGCCGTCGTAGCCAGACCGTACGTCGTGCCCGCGACCGACATCGTGGACGGCACGGTCACGATCGGCCCGAACGGCAGCGGCACGAAGACGTTGTTCGCGTCCGGCCGTGTCTGGTCCGACCGCAGCCACGCCCCGGTGTACAGGTCCACAGTCGAGACGGTCTGGAACCTCTTCGTCTGCTTGAACACCAGCGACGTCTGGGCCGACTGCGCCCGGGTGCCGCCGACGAAAATGTCCACCCGGTTCGTGATGTTGTTCGCCGGGTCGTTCCGGCTCACTACCGGCAGGTACTGGTACTCGACCGTGAGCAGCTCACCGGCCGCAGGGAACGACGCCGACAGTCCGGCGATGGCGGGCGGATTCGACGGGATCCACGTGTAGTCGTAGTCCTTGATCAGCGGCGTGCCGTCGGACTTCGTCACCTGCACCGGCGAGGAGTAGATGTAGCGGGCGTCCGTGATCTGGCAGACCGTGTTGCCGGTCGCGGGCACCTGCAGGATCTCCGATCGTGTCCGGGAGGAGCCGACGACGGACACCGCGTAGCAGTCGGTGTCGTCCAGGGCCACGCCCCGGTACATCTGCTCCGTACCGGCAAGCGACCGGAACACGGTCGACTTCCAGCGGGTCCGCAGCTCCGAGTCGGTCTCCCGGGACAGGCCACCGGTCAAGGCAGCCGTGTTCGTGACGGTGTTGACGCCCTGGATCGGGGAGGTGATCTGGGTGGCCATCCCCGCACCCAGGTTGCCCTCCGGACCGGCCGTCACGGCCTGGACTGGCACCGTGACCGACGAGGCGCCCGGCATGAGCGTGCCGCCGACCACCGTGGTGACCACGACCGAGGAGTCCGACGAGGACGCGATCTCCGTGCCGACCGGGATGAACACGGTCGGGGTCAGGTCGCCGGTCCGGGAGAAGGTCACCGTGCCGACCGAGCGCCGGGCCGCGATCCGCGCGATGCCGAACAGTTGGCAGAAGGAGTCCAGGTCGGCGTCCGTCTTGCTGTCGATGTCGTAGGCGTACGACAGCAGGTGGTTCTCGACGTAGGCGTCGGCCAGCGACGCTGCGACCGCGTCCAGGATCTTCCGCACCGGGGTGCCGATGGACGTGTCCAGCTCCGGGTCGGACACCAGCAGCGCGTCACGCATCTGCGAGACGATGTCGTCCCTGGAAACACCCATGCGGCGCCCTCCTTCTCGTCACCCCTTGAGGACGAGAGGAAGGCACCGCACAGCAAAAATGAAGGCGGAGTCCCTATGGGTGGACTCCGCCTTCTGCCTCCAGCTGGAACTGGGGGCCGCGCCGACCCCGGTGCTCCCCGGCGTCACCCGGTTCGGAGCGGTGAGGTCTTCTGCTGAATCGGACGCGCGTCGCCCGAGGCGCACCACCATACCGATTCAGCGGACCTGTGACATGCATGTCACAGAATCAGGTGCTCACCGTCCGCAGCACTCGGACCGTACCGCCGGACTGCGTCTTCAGCGCGATGGTCACCTTGATCGTGTCGTACTGGATGTCCGTACTGATGGACTGCACCGACTGCACCACATCCTGGAAGCTGAACCGTGACCGGGAACCGGACAGGGCGTCGGCTGCGATCTGAGCCTGCTGGCCGTCCACGTACTGCTGGACCACCCGCACGACCTCCGCGCGGACCAGCAGCTCCAATTCCGGCGTCAGCGGCTCACCGATGTGCGCGGCCAGCACCGACCCGAACTGCGGGTGGTAGGTGTCGTGGCCGTACGGCTCGGCGAGCGCGAGCGCCAGGTCCTGCCGGATGCGGGCCGCGCCGGTGAGCGTCCGGTAGCCGCCATCCCCCAGTGCCAGGTCACCGCCGACGAGAGCCAGCGTCTTCATGAGCCACCTCCTCACCCCCTTCCGCTTCAAATCGGGGGTGAAACACGGGGTCCTGCGCACCCGGGCAACGCCGGTGCGGCAAGATGTGGGGCGACAACCGCCTAGGAAGGGACCCGGAGTGAAGACTTCTACGCTCCCCAGACAACAGCACAAGAAGGTGATGGCACAGGCCGCGTCGCGCGAGGAGATCTTCGCGTGGCTCGACGAGAACGGCTGCCTCGTCATCGGGATCGGCGTCCTCAAGGGAGGCACCGGCAAGACGACCAGCGCGATCTTCCTGGCGCTGTACCTGTCCATCCTCCTCGGCCTGAAGGTTGCGGTGGTCGACACCGACGACAACTCCCAGACGGTCGACAACTGGTACCGGATCCGCGAGAACCGAGTCGACGACGAGGGGAACCCCGCCCCCGAGCACGTCCCCTTCGACCTCGTCAACTACGACCCCAAGGACGAAGACGGACCGGACCTCGACGACGTGATCGAGGAACTCAAGAAGTCCTACCAGGTCGTCATCGTCGACATCGGCGGCGCAGGCAAGGAGACGTACTGGGAGATGTGCAAGGTCGCCAACATGGTGATCCTCCCCGTCGCCCCGTCCGGCTTCGAGATCTCCCGCATCAAGGCGTCGATCCGCCAGGCAGCCAAGGGCACCAAGGCCAACCCGGATCTCGCCGTCTCGGTCTTCCTGGTGAAGTGCTCCGGCAACAACACGCTCGCCGACGAGCAGCGCCCCGTCCTGGAGGCCATCGTCAAAGCCGAGGACCCCTCCCGGGTTAAGGCAGCCGTCGTGCCGAAGGAGTTCCAGATCAGCGGTTCCCCGGACTACCCGCGCGCCTGGGAGACCACCCCGAAGCGAGGCCACCTCGAAGAGTTCGGCCTGCTGTTCCGCCACCTCATGAAGGGACTGGCCGCCTGATGGGCCGAGTGACTGTCGCACCGAAGCCGAAGCAGACCGCCGCCCAGAAGCGGGCCGCAGCGGCGCTGGCCGCCGCTCAGGCCGTCAGCTCTCAGGCCCGCCGAGGCGAGGACGATGAGCTGGAAGCCGCTGCCGCCGCCGCTGTGAGCGAACCGGCCGATGAGCCGCAGGTGCCCCACCAGGTCGCTCAGGCGCCTCTTGAAGGGATCGTCCACTCCCCGGAGCCCGCCGACCCCTTCCAGTACGTCCCCGCGCCGGACGACATCAGCGACCTGCAGCACCTCGCGCACGCGGAACGCCAGATCCGCAAGATCGGCGAGGCGGCTGGCAGCGGGTTCGCCGAGATCGAGAAGAACTACTGGACCCTCACCGGCCGCTGGCTCGCCGAGGTCCAGGCCAAGGGCAGCTACAAGGCGGGCGGCCACAAGTCCGTCGAGAAGTTCGCCCACTCCATCGGCATCGAGCGGCACACCTACTACCGCGCGATCAAGCATCACGTCGTCTACACCGCGCTCGATGGCCTGCTGACCGAGCCGCTGGCCCAGAACGTCGTGGACGAGCTGTACACCATTGGCAAGGACGACCACGACCTCCTCCGCGCCAAGTACACCGAGCTGGCAAAGGAGGG